ATTTTCGCCTGGTCGAAGAAGACGACGTTTAACGCCGTCACGCTCAGGGACGCTGCTCAACGCTTGGCCAAAGAGACCGGTTTCTCGGCGGCCGAGATTGAGGCGCTGCCCTTCGATCAGATGTTGTGGTGGCTCACGGATTGAGCCGCCTTTGAATTCCCCGACGTATAGGGCACGCACATGGCGAACAAACTCGCGCTCGGTCTGGTCATTGGCGGGGCGGTCAGCTCCACGGTGGGCTCGGCGTTCAAGGACGTCACCAATCGCATGCAGCGCCTGGAGGCAACCGGCAAAAAAGCCCGAGTGCTGGAAAAGACCATTGGCGACACCATGCGCCTGCGCGACGAATGGCGCCGGGCGCACATGGCGGGCGAAAAGGGCGCTTCGGCGTTGCAAAAGCAACTCGAAAGCAACCTGAACAGCCTGAAGAAAGAAGGCGTGGAAGTGCGCAATCTGACCAAGGCCTACGCGGCCATGGGGCAGGTGGCGCACAAGGCCGAGCTGAAGGCCAAAGGTCACCAGCAACTCGACGAAGGCAAGCAGAAGCTAAAAAGCAGTGTCGGCCAAGCGGTGGCCGCCACGGCGGCGATGGCGATTCCGACCAAGGTCAGCGCGGACTATGGCGCGATCATTCGCGACATCGCGATCAAGTCGAACATTGCCAACAAACCCGAAGAAGCACAGATGTCGAAGAAGATTATCGACACATCGCGGGACACGGGGATGGCGCGTAACGACGTGGCCGAAGTGGTCAACGCCCTGGTGGGCGCCGGCATGGAATTGGACAAGGCGTTGTCTTACGCCCCGACCGCCGCCAAGTTCGCCGTGGGCCAAGGCTCCGACGGTGGCGAAACGGCGAAGATGATCAACGCCCTGGGGCAGAACGCCAAGATCACCGACCCGGCCATGATGCAAAAGGCCCTGGAGGCGATCGCCTACCAAGGGCAGGCGGGCAGTTTTGAGGCGGCCGACATGGCGCGGTGGTTCCCCGAGTTGCTGGCGGGGATGGGCAAGCTGGGCATCACCGGGATGGATTCGGTGTCGCAACTGGGCGCCATGCTTCAGGTGCAAATGAAGACCGCCGGCGGTTCCGATGAGGCGGCCAACAACCTCAAGAACTGGATGGAAAAGATCGGCTCGGGTGACACGGTGACGGCCTACAAAAAGGCCGGGATCGATTATCAGGCGTCGATGAATACCGGGCTGCAGAACGGCAAATCCACGTTGGAATCCAGCTTTGAACTGGCGCAAAAATACATCGCGGCGACCGATCCGAAGAAGGCCGCCGCCATGGCGGCAGCCACGGCCAAGATCAGCAAGGAAGCGGACCCGGAAAAGGCCAAGGCCATGATCGCGTCCCTGGAGCAAGCCTTGCGCACTGGCGACCTGTTCGCCGACATGCAGGTCAAGGGCGCGCTGACGGCGTTCATGCAGAACAAGGAACTGTACGCCAGTCTGAAAAAGGACTCGGCCAATGCCACCGGGATCCTGGACAAGAACCTGGAGGAGCGCCGGCAATCGTCGGCGCAGAAGTGGTCGGAAATGGCCCAGGGCATGGACGACGCCATGCGCGCGATCGGCGACGCATTCCGCCCGGTCACCGACAAGGTGGCGGACGGGCTGACCTACGTCACCCAAGGGCTGAGCAAGCTGTCGGACGAATCGCCCAAGGTGGTGACCGGCATCGGTGCGGCCGTGGCAGCGGTGATCGCCTTTCAGGGCGCGATGAGCACTTTCAAGATCGCCAAGGGCTTGCTCAACATCGGGCGTGGTTCGCTAATGGGCAATCCGAACATCCCGCAAAAGGTCATTGTGGTGGGCGGGGGTGGCGGCGGTGGCAGTGGCCTGGACGCGGGCGACCTCGATGCCGAAGGCAAGGACGGCGAAAAAGGCAAGAAAGGTGGGCGGTCCGGCCGAGGGCGGGGGCGAAGTGGTGGCGGTGGTCGAGGCTTAGGGATCGGCTCCGCTGTCAAGGGCGCCGCCGTGGTGGCGGTGGTGGATGCCGGGTTTAAGGCCTACGACACGTATCAGAACGCCGAAACGCAGGACGATAAAGCCGAAGGTTATGGTGCGGCCGCTGGTGGCTTGGCGGGCACGTTGTCCGGCGCTGCTGCCGGGGCCGCGCTGGGCACCCTGCTGTTACCGGTCATTGGTACGGCCATTGGCGGCCTTGTCGGCGGTGTGCTCGGCAACATGGGCGGCGACGTTTTGGGGGGCTATCTGGGCAAGGCGGCGTTCGGTACGCCCGACGACCTGAAGCGCCTGCCGGCCGCCGGGCCGCTGATGATGGCCAATGCCGGTAAGGACATCCCGCCGGTGCTGGGCGGGATTGCCCAGTCGTTCGCGCCGTCGACCACCGGGCCGCTGATGCTGACCAACCCCGGCACCGGACCGGGGGCGAGTGTCGCCGCCACGTCGGCGGCCGCTGCGCCGCCGGTGTCGTATGACCCGCGCGACCTCAACTCGAAAGACGCCATGCTGCTGCCGCACTTTGCCAACAAGGTGCGTTTCCCGGGTTCCGAGTTGCGCCGGCCCAAGGTCATTCGCTCGGGCCTGGAAGCTCCGCCGCCGCAACCGGGGGAGGCGGCGAAAGCCATGATGTTGCCCCCGGCCAGCGCGGACGCGGCGGCCGGGGCACTGGTCAAGCCGATGGCGGCGAAAGCGGAGACGCCCAAGGTCGAGTCGAACGTAGCGATTCAGGCGCCGTTCTCGCTGACGGTCAACGGCGACGTAAAGGATGGCAATCAGCTTTTTGCGCAGATCAAGCCGCAGCTCGATCAGTACTATCGCGACATAGCCAAGCAGGTGGGGAGCGCTCAACTGTTTGACGCGCCGCACGTTTAATCGGGGGACATATGTCTGATCAAAACAAGACCGCATTGCAGCGATTACAGTCGGGGCTGGGGTTCCTCGCCTCGGCCGGGGAAACCGGGCGGCGCAGCCTGGACGGCATGTTGGGGCCGGTGAATGGCGCGATCGGGGAAATCACCGGCGCGGCGTCCGAGCTGGAGGGGCTGCCCTTTGTCGGTCCGGCGGTCGGCGCCCAGCTTCAGCGCGTCATGCGCGGGGTGAATGCCGCTCAGGCCCAGGTCGGGAAAGTGGTGGCCATGTACGGCACGGCCACCCGGGCGCTGTCGCAAATTGATGAGCGCATGGGCGTGCTGAAGGAGCAGGCGGGCAAGGCGACGACGGCGATCGGCAAGATCGCCGGCAAGGTCAGTCCGGCGCTGGCCAACATTGTGCCCACGGGGGCGTTTGCCACGGACCAGACGCCGGCACCGGAGGCGGTGAAACCGTTCCCGCACCTGCTGATCATCCAGCCGCAAGATCCCAAGGCGCAGCCGTATTTCTTCAACCTCGACACGGCGGCCTTTGACGAATTGCGGCGCTCGATCGAATTCCGCTGGGCGTCCCAGGAGCGTCTGTCGCGGCGCCCGGCCCAGCAAGGCGTGGGCATTGGGGAGGAAAAAATCACGCTCAAGGGCGCGATTTTCCCCGGCTTCAAGGGCGGCCTGAAACAGCTCGACACGCTGCGCATGCTGGGCGCCCAGCTCAAGCCGATGACCCTGACCACGGGTTATGGCGACGTGCTGGGCACCTGGTGCCTGAAAAGCGTCGAGGAAGAACAAAGCTCGCTGATGCAAGGCGGGATCCCGCGTAAACAAGGGTTCACTCTGGAGTTTGTGCGCTATGGCGACGACATGCAGAACGTCTGACGGGGATCTGCTCGACACCATCTGCCATAACTTCTATGGCCACCTCAACGGCAGCGTGGAGGCGGTGCTCGATGCCAATCAGGGGCTGGCCGATGAGCCGCAACCGTACCGTGACGGCGTGGTGATCCTGTTGCCGAATCTGGCGGCCCCCGCCCGGGAACAAGTCACGCTGTGGGATTGATGGACTACAATCATGGTGTTACATGCAGTAGCTCTTTACTTTCTTGCCCGCGTCCCGCGGGCTTTTTTTTGGAAAAAATCCATGACGCCCCTATTTCGCATCGTGGCCGATGGCGCCGATATCACCGGCCTGATCAATGATCGGCTGATTCAGCTCAGCACCACCGACAAGCCGGGCATGGATTCGGACACGTTCGAACTTCGCATTGATGACCGTGACGGGCTGGTGACGTTGCCCCGGCGCGGGATCGGGATTGAGGTCTACCTGGGCTATGCCGAGACGGGGCTGGCCCGCCTGGGCCGTTACGTGGTCGATTCGGTCACGGTGTCCGGGCCGCCGGATACGATCGTGATCAAGGGCAAGGCCAGCGACATGCGCGGCAGTGGCAAGACCATCCGCAGCGGAAGCTGGGAGGAGGTGCCGTTGTCGAAGATCGTCGGCGATATCGCCGCGCGCAATGGCTGGGCGCCGGGGTGCTCGGTGTTGACGAAGGTCGCCCGGGCGGACCAGCTCGGGGAATCCGACTTCAATTTCATCACGCGCTTGGCGAAGCAATACGACTGCACGGCCAAGGTCGCGGACGGCAAGTTGTTGGTGATGCCGCGTCAAGGCGGACAGACCGCTAGCGGCAAGGCCTTCGGTGCGATCACCCTGACGCGCCGCGACGTCAGCCGCTGGCAGTTCAATCTAGAGGATCGCAACACGC